TTACTCCAATCACATTATAGGACATATCAAAATGTTCCCCCCCCCCTTTAATGCTATAAGCATTAGGCATTTTAAAAGTACTATCGCTACCCTCTGATTGTTCTGTTTTGTTTGGGTGTGCAACTAAAAATAAATGCGAATTAGTTTCCTTAACAAAAATATCTAATTGAGTATGATACTCATTTGTAAATTCTGTAATACTTGAAATGTTATTTTTTAATTTAACTTTATTAAATGGATCAATAACAAATATTCTACACCCTTTACGCCTTGATAACTCTTTAAATTTTGAAAGTACTTCCTCTAAATAATAACGCTTTTCAAAATGAACATGAAAATAATTGTCATTTATGTATTGTTTAACCTCTTCTAATTCATCTTCTCCAATATCATTTTTATTTGGTCTTCTTCCAAATAACTTTTGAGCTATTTTATCATAGTGAAATATAAATGGTTCATTCTCTATAGAAACAAAACCCACTTTATTTTTAGTATTTAAATTATACTTTACTATTATCTGATCTAACCATTCAGATTTTCCGCTTTGTGGCACTCCAGTAACTAAAGTATATTGTCCTAATTCAGCACTAAATATGTCATCAAATAAAGGCATCCCTGTTAACATTCCTTTAGGCAAACCATTTATCCAAAAATCATCTAAAGAAGTTGAATAATCATTTAATTGTTTTACATTTTCTAATGGGGTTAATTGAGCCGTTTTAAGACACTCTTTCAGCTCTTCCTTTCCATGCTTAACTAAATACTCATTTGCATCCTTACACTCTTTAAAATCGACAATGTAACATCTTTCAGCCCCCAACCTTCTAATAAATTCTTCTTTACCTTTTAATCCAGCTTCATCATTATCTAAAGCTAAATAAATTTTATCTTTATTATCAAAGTAATCTAAGTAATCATCTAAATAATCTAAATTAATATTACCTTGTAAGTTAAAACCATTTGGAATAGATACAACATTAAAAACTTCAGCTTCAACAAAACTTAAAGCATCAATTTCACCTTCAACAATTACACAATCTTTTGAAGTTCTAATTGAATCTAAGTTATAAAATATCTTTTCAGCGTCTTTAAACAACTTAAAGTTTTTTCTGCCATCTCTATATTTCACATTAACTACTTCTTCATTTAAAAAATAATTAAAGTTAATCGTATTTTCTTGCTTTTTTGTTTGTGGCATCCATTCAACTCCAGACGTTACTTTTAAGCGGCTTAAAGTTTGTTTTGATATATTCCTACTCAAAAACCATTTGGAAGCGTTAGAACTTATCTCAGTATATTCAAATAAAGGTTTAACATAATTCTTTAACTCTTCTTTTTTCTTATAGGTATGTAGCTGCATACTTTCTCCACAATGAAAACAATTTGCAAATCCAGTAATCCAATCTAATTTAACACATTTATCCGTTTTCTTTTTTCTATCAGCAGAACATTTAGGGCAAGTAGAATCTTTAGCTCCATCTTTAAAATTATGCTGGTTATATATCTCTATTTCAAAACCGTTAATATATTTCATATTTTATACCCTCCTGAAACTTTACCCTTCTTTAATTCTATATTCAGCCAATTAATAAAATGCTTCTTTATTTCTTTTTCTCCTTTATCAATTTCACCTTGTAAAATTAAATCATCTAAAAACTTATCTAAATAAGTATAAATAACTTTATACTCTTTTCTTTTTTGCATTGCTATCTGTTCAATCCAAATATTATTATTTAATAATATATCTTTTACATTCTCTTTTACATTAACATTAACATTAACATTATCTTTTACTGTTGGATTTGTTGAACTTTGTTGAACAATGTTGCCTTTTGTTAACGTTTGTTGAACAATGTTGCCTTTTGTTAAATTTGTTGAGCTTTGTTGCTTTTTGTTCTTTCTTGCTTCAGCACTTGCTTTTCCAGCTTTACTTCTACCCTCTCTTGTTTTTTCCCACTTCTTTAAATCTCTTTTAAATTGTTGTTTAATAGGTGTGAATGATAGTTTAATTAATAAATCTTCAGTAATAGGATCTTCATCATTAACATAAGCAAAGATGTGTTTGATTAGTTCTCCAGCTTTATCATTTGGTAACTGATCGAATAGTTCTTTTTGGTCGGCATAAAGAATAAAGCCTTTTTTATCTTCAGCCATAACTAATCTTTTATAAGGTTAATTTCTTGTCTTAAAACTTTAGATAGTTTTATTGCAGTTGGTGCATCTAAACAAATAAAAGATGGTGGATAATCCTCCATATTTATAGATAAATAAATTTCTTTGTTTGTGTTTGCAAAACATTCTAACTTATGTTCGTTTGTTTCGCTTTTCTCTGTTCCTAAGAACGTTAATTTGACGTTTGCCATAATATTAACGGTTTTAAGATAACCGTAAACTTTTAAATGATAAAACCCCCTCAATAAGTAGCCACATAGGATAGGCATTCTAATTGAGAAGGGTTTTAAATAAGTTAAATGATTTCCTATGTCATTTTTTCTTTTACAAATATAGTACTATTTATTTAATACAAGTGTTTTTTAATATTTATTTTATTTGCACAAATAATCGTCCAAGCAGTCCATTTTTTTGGACGGTGTTTTATCAATGACAGTGTAGCTCGTGTTTGATTTGGACACTTGGACACGTTAATTTCAAATCTCAAAATATATTTTTTGAATTCAAAAGTATCTAAGGGCTGTTTATGTGTACAATGTGTACAAAAAAACCCCAATCAATTAAGATTAGGGTTTAAAATATCAATTACCTTTTAAAAACCGATGTAAAAAAAAGGCACGGATTAATTTCCTATGATGTTTTAAGTTTGTTAAAATGGAAGATCATCTTCAGTTTCAGTATCACTACTATTTAAAGCAGGATCAACACTAGCTGGACCTATTAAGTCAATTTTCCAAGCATCTAAATTATGATAGTATTTGCCATTAAATTCTCTTGAAGAAACATTAAAACCAACTTCTACTTCTTGACCTTCATTAAATTTATTTAAGAGGTTTATTTTTTCTTCTCCAAATAAGCTAAAGCAAACTTCTGGATTATATTGTGCTCCAGTATCTAAAACAAACCCGCTTTTTTGCCATTCTTTTCCTGCTTTACTTTCTCCTTTTTCTATTACTAATTTTTTAGTAATTCTACCTTTAATTGTGTTGCTCATAATTATTTATTTAATTTATTTACTACTACTATTACTTGATTTAAAAAGTACAGAGCTAAAAACACTTAACCCTAAAGCCTGTTTAAAACCTATTGTTGTTAAACCAAATATTTCAGGCATTAAACCATTCCATAACCACATTACTGGTAAAGAGATTAATAGGGCTATTCCAACCCCTAATATAATCGCTATTAATATTCCATACACTGTTTTCATAATTTTATTTATAATTAATTTATTTTAATTTCTGTTATCATATTGTTAATTCTATTCTTTAAATCTACCTCGTGCAACATAAAGTTTTCAATAGTTCTACAGCTATGTAATACTGTAGCGTGATTTTTATTAAACATATCTCCAACGACTATAGATGTTAACTTCATTTTTTTGTGTAATATGTAAAAACATATTTGCCTAGCCTCAACAACATCTTTAATTCTTGACTTTCCTTTAAGAGCTTCTATTGTGATGTCGTATTTTTCGCAAACTACTCTTATTACACTTTCTAATTTTAGATTTTTACTAAATAAGTAAGCATTACATGGATTAACCCAATAGCTGTTTTTTGTTATATTCATTTCAATGCTTTTTTAATTGTTTCATCAATAGCCATATTCAATATATCGGCTTGTTTCATATTCAATACAGCACAAGCCATAATGAACTTACTTTTTACAGAAGGATCAACAAAAACGCCTATAATCTTTTTTCTATAATCAGTTGCTTTTTTCGCTTGAATTTCGTCAATTCCTTTGCCGATTTTTTCGCTTAATTTATTCCCTTTAGCATCAACTTTTTTATCTGCATAGGTTTTTTTCATTTGGTTTTTTACGTGTTTGCTCATGGCTTAAAATTTTATTTTTTCTAAATCAATTAATAATTCAGCTTTCAAATCAATAGCCGCTTTTAATGACATATCAACAACTTCTTGGATAGTTTTTAAAACAGGTCTTGCTTTAGTTCCAATATTTATTTCTGAAGTTCTTGTTAGCTTTTTAACAAATAAAGGTTTTATTTTATTCTCTGGTCTAAAAGATGCGAAGTAATGATTTTCTAATTTAGGATTAACAGTAAAATAATGAATACATTGATCAATATTATCAGAAGGAATTTCTCCACTTAAAATTGTTTCTGTATGTTTTTTTCTTGCAGGGCATTTTAATTCACATGAGTTTTTATCATCATCAGTTAATCCATCTGGACTAATTCCTATTAAATCACATTCAGAACTTTGTAACCATCCTATTTCTTTAAAATCTAAACCAGTATATTTATTTAGTTCTTTTCTTGCATAAGGTTCTAATTCATTACCTCGCTCCATATCTTTAGAAATGAATCCTTCTTCAGGTTCATAATCTTCTAACATTTGGCTCAATAACTCAATTTTAAGCGTGTCTGACTTAATTAATAAGCCTTTTGATAGTGTACCACCAATTTTGCCGTATCTATGTTCTAACCACTCTAAACTACCTTGCTCTAATTTAATTCTTTTCATCTTATTTTTTTTAAATTACCAATTTTGATTAAAACAAATATCCGTTCCAACATAAGCAGTCATCCAATCGCCTTGCTCAAGTATGAATTTTTTTACATTTTGGGAACAATTGTTTCTCACTCTTATACTGTAATCGCTTACATCGTCCGAAATTATTTTTCCGCATTTACAGCTTGCTTGTGCCGTTTGCGTTGGTTCGGGCAAATCCTCTTCTTTCGAGCACGATGTTACGGCTAAAAACATTGAAAGTATTATTATTGTTTTTTTCATCTTATTTTAATTTATTTTTAAGTTCTTCTTTTTTAGCTAATACAGTTGGAAGTGTTTGTTCTTCATTTGTTAGACCACTCCAAACTGTTTTTAATTCATTCAAGTTTTTACATTTCCCTAAATCTGATAAAGCTCTCACATCTGAAGTTAAATTTTCTGGCAAAATATATTTTACTTTAATACCTCCAGTTCGTTGACCCATCATTTTTACATTTTCATCAAAGTAAAGTTCTATTTCTAAACCAATCCAATTAGCTATATTTCTGCTGTCAGTTGAAGAACAATTTTTTAGATCTTTGTAAATTTTAGATATTTGTTTTCTGTTTCCAGAATTAACCACCATAGGCTTTTGATTTTCAAATTCTAAAAAATAACCGTCTGTTTTGTTTCCTGATACATCAACATTAGTATCATAATAACTGTCTTTAATTATTAGCTTACAAATACCTTTTTCAGCTATGATACTTTCTACATCAACACCAGCTAAGTGAGTTGATTTTCTGTATTTCATACTGTCAATTCCAAATTCTTTCATCATTAATCGTTTAATTCTTCTGTTAATAAATCAATTAGTTTAAACTCAACTAATTCTTTAATTTTTTTTAATTCTCTATCGTTAATGCTAAATTCTTCTTCTTCAGAATTAAATGTTTTAAATTCATCAAAAAAAATGTTTGTTGGTTCAATATGATATTGAGTGTTTGTTTCTTCTTCAGCTTCTGTTTCTTCTTTATCATAACTAAATTCAGATTCAACTCTAAAGCCTCCACCAAATAAACCATCAAAAACAGCTGTTAATGTGTTGTTGTCTAAATCTAAATCTTCAATTTCTAATAATATCATATCGTTTGTTTTATTAATATGGTACAAATATACAAACCTTTTTTATATATACGTTATTTATATATAAAAATAATGAAAGAAATAGTTAAGTGCTTGATAATCAATAAGAATAATTTACTTTAAACTTTTAAGAAATTCGATTTTCATTTTTAAATGATTCATTGCTTTTTGTAAATCTTGGATTCGATCATCCTTTTTACCTGCCCTACAAATGTATTCAACACAACTAGCTTCATTATGTTCTAATTCAAAATCAAATATTATATCAATTACTTTTATACCTTTATATTTACCAGTATAATAAGAAGGTGTTTTGCCTTTCATGTAGTTTCCTTTGTTTTCTTCGCTTCCTTTCATTCTAAAAATAATGTGTTAAATGTGCAATTCTACCATGTTGTTTGCTGTGAATAAAGCCTTCTACTGCAACTAAATTCAAATAACCACTATCACTATGCCAAATGTCAGCAGACGAAGGAGAACGAAGATAAGTTACATTAGCACCAGTATAATCCTTTCCGCTTTTAAATTGTGTTTTATCTTGATGGTGAACATGATGAAGATAACCATACCTAAATTTAGTGTCAGCCCACATTTGAGGTTCTTCTTGTGCCATTGTCAAAGGTAAATTCAACATTTTTCCTTTATCTCCATGCTCAAATTCAATCATGTTAGCATAATATTGATAGTACTTTCTATATTTTGGAGAAGTTTTAAAAGTTACATTTTCAGAATTTCTAAACCAAGCTGAAACTGTTTCAGCTAAAAAACAACCAGACATAAAATCATGATTTGAAGGGCAATGAATAACATCTACATCTGCTACAGAAATACACAATTCTAAGCATTTAATATAGCAATCTTTAGCAATGTTAAAAGCATCAAACCAACTTACATCAGTGTCTTGTGGTGTAAATTTAGTAGTAGATTTAGAAAGGTTGTCAGTATTCAAAACATCATTACCAATTACAAAAACAATTTTATCAATATTAAAACCACTTGCTTTCTGAATTAAACCTTTAGTTCCTTCAATTGCTCTTTCAACTGCTGCCTTTGAATTATATTCAGCACCTGTTAAATGAGCTTCAGCATATTTATTTATATGCAAATCTGCAATATCAACTACAAACAAATGTCCTTCTTCTTGTTTTTTTCTTTTAATTCTTGGGTAAACAGGAGAGTATTCTTTGATCTCATTTATTAAATCATTTATAAATTTTTCTTGATCGTTGTTTTCTTGATCTTCTTGAACGTGTAAAGAAAAATGCTCTGATTTATGCCAATAATGATTTACTTTGTTTGGAGAAACACCTTGTTCAATACATTCATTTATTAAAGCTTGGTCAAAACCTCTTAATAAATATATTTTTTTTGTATCTACTTTGCTTAGTTCGTATTGGTTTGAATTTCTTTTACTTTTACCTAAATGCTCAATTTCTGAGTTTGATAATCTTAATCTTGCCATAATTCTAATTTAGAATTATGTAAATATACAACAATTTTTAAAAATAAGTTTGTTATAAATTTGTAAGTAGTTATAAATTTATATATTTGCATTGATTAACGGTTAAACTATGTTTAGATTTTTAACGAATAAATAAAGAAAAGGATTATGATAGATTTAACACAACAGGAACAGATATTACTTGCTAAACACTTAAATGTTTACATTAAAGAAAAACGCACACAGGAAGAATGTAGTGGGTTTATAGATGGTTTCCAATTAGCACTAAAAGAAGTTAAAAAATTAAATATAGACGATGTTAGCAATAGTTGTAATCATACAGACTCTTTAGATAAGGGCTACCCGATTTGCGACGACTGTAATAAATGGCTCGTTTAAAATTGTGGGCTAACGCTAAATGTATGTTTAGATTTTTAACGAATAGATACAAAGATGGAAAATAGAATATTTGAATTAATAGATATTATTGATAACGAGATACAAGATAGCAACGCTTCAATGGTGCAGGCTGTGAATATTGGTAAACATATTGATGAATTAAAAGCTAAGTTAAGGTTAGTTAAAAAAATAAAAGA